CTAATCTATTTATATTATTCATAATTCTATAAACACCAGTTGATAATCTTCCTGTTTTTGGGTTAACTGGAGCTTCTCCTAGTTCTTCTCCTGTAAATGGATTCATCATAGGTTCTAATTCAGCTTGTTGAGCAAATTTATTTTCTAAAAACTCTGGAGTATATCGTTTAGTAGAATCTTCTTTCATTCCTTGTATTGATTGCAATATATTACCTATACTACTATCAAAACTTTCTTTATCTTCATATCTTCCCTTAGCGCTTTCTAATCTATCTTTACGTACTTCATCTGTAACTTTTCCAAGTACAGATGGAAATTCTTCTAAGCTTGAAGAAAAACTTTCCCTAGGGTCTTGTTTACGGCCAAACAATTTACTTAAAATACCTTTCTCTGGCATTGCATTTCTCATTTTAACATCTTGTAAGGAAGATTCAAAATCTTGACCTATACCTAAATCTTTTCCTAATCTAAGACCTTGTGAAGCTATTCTTGCTGCTCCACCAGTTTGAAAATTATCAGCTTGTAAATTTCGTTCATCTGCATAAGCTCTTAAATCATCCATTTGATAAGGATTTGGAAAATTTTGTCCTTGAGCAACTAATTGACTTCCCCAATCTTGAGGATTAAAACCTTCTCCAGCACCAGTATTACTCATTCCAAATCCACTATATGCTCCACCTCGAAGAGCATCTGTCATTGCTAAATCTTGTTCACCTGATAAAGACTCATAACTAGTCATATCTTGCATTTGTTCTAATGGATTATATCCTCCAGCTGTTACTGATTTACCAAGACCAGGTTCTCCTCCTTTCATATTTAAAATAGGACTACCTCCCCCAAATGATTGCTTAAAACTTTCTCTTTCTCCAGGAGCACTAAAATCTTCATATTTTTTAGCTAATTTTTGTCCAAATTCACTACCTAAAGCTAAATCTCCTAATTGACTACCAACTTCTCCTTTCAATCCTGATACTAAATCTCCAGAAGCGGCTCCCCAAGCAGCGCCACTTTCTGATTCTCCTATACCTTTTCTAAATTCTTCTAAATTTTCCCAACCACTACTTCTTAAATCACTTGTAGGTTTAATTTTACTTCTAGCACTTTTATCAAATACACCAGCTAAAGAACTACCAGCTCTAGTACCAAGACCTTTCATAGCAGCTCCAGCTACTATCGGAGCTAATAAAGTAAGTCCTTTTAGCCAAGGATTAGTAGCAGTTGCTCCTTGAAAAGCTAAACCAAGCCCTTTTTTCATTAAAGCGCTTAATCCCTTTTGTCCAAATTTTTTAAATAAACCACCTCCAATCTTACCTAACTTTCCTCCTAATCTACTTCTACCTAATAAATTAGCTTGTTGCTGTCTTTGATTTTTTAATGTATCTAGAACTCTACTTTGAAGTCCAGAACCATATGCTAATCCTTGTAATCCTCTTACCATAATTTTATTCCTTCTACTATCGCAACAATGGTATATTGCGAGTTTAATATAACGCTACTTAAATTATAAAACAATATAAGTTTTCCAAACTGAAGTAAACCACCAATCTGTTTCAGCAGAACTTGTAGCTCCACCAACGGATTTTATAGTTAATCCAAGTTTTTTACCAGCATCAACTTCTGGTAAATTATTAAAATCTTTTGCATTTAATTCAAAATTTGTATTAGAAGCAAGAGCTCCGACTACACTTTCATCATATGTAGCTGTAGCTACTTCATCTTCAGTACCATCTCCTGCGTCACTTTTTTCAATAGTTACAGTTATATCTCTTGATGTATTAATTGTTTCAGCTCTCATTACTAATTTATGTAATGACATTTTATAAGGAGTTAAAAATCCTCTTCTCATATCATCTAAATCTGCACCCTCAGTTGTCGCAACCCAGGGAATAAAAATCTGTGAAGTATCTACTATATCAAACATTCCATGAGGAAAAAACCAGTAAGTAATAAAGCTATTTGTAAATTCTAAATCTTTTGTAATTAATTTTTTATCTACATATTGATTACCATCAGAACTCATATAACTTTTCCAAAGTCTACCAAATTTTTTTCTATAAATAGCTAATTGACTATTTGATTTTTTTTCAATAGCTATTTGACCTTCAACCATTCCATTTAAAGATGGCTTACCTTTATACTCTAAAGAAGCTTGTTTAGTATTTTGTATTCTTCTTGTATCTCTATCCATTTAAATCTATGAAACTTTTTTATTTGCAATTACTCTATATTCTATAGTCATATCGTTTATTTCATATTGACCAGCTTTTCCTCCATCATCAAAATGAATTTGTATACTTTGACATGATATAGGTGAACTAGGTGTAAGTGTAGTAATATCCCAGTCTTCTACATCTCCTAACATACTACCAGTTAAACTTCCAGTAAAAGTTTGACTTCCATTTATAGAGTATGAAAAAGGATTACTTAAAGTGCTATCATCATTTGTAACACATTTATAAGTTACTAAAATTTTATATATTTTTTTAATAACACCAGGTTGATTAAAATCTATATCTTTTGTATAGAATCTTTGATTACTTACACCTGTACTAGAATTAACTGGTAAAAATTTAGAAACTGTAGCAGCTCCTGTATCACCATCACTACTATTAGATATTACTGTTAAATTATTATTCCAATCTGTAACAAAATTACTATATTTACTAGCGTCAGCAAATATAGAATTATGTATAACCCAAGCATTTGAATCAAAATCATATATAAATCCATCATTTGTATTACCACTACTAATTATTTGAGGACTTCTTGTCATAACTAAAGAATTGCTAATAGCGTCATATCCTAAAAGCGGGTCTTTTAAGTTACTATATCCTCTATAAAAATATTGCCATGTAAATCCATCTGCATCAAAAGAAGACTTACTAATAGCTATTCTATTTTCTGATAAGTTTTTAACTTGTCTACCATCATATAAAAAAGCTCCTGCTTCTGAAACCCAAGCTATGCCATGAGCAGTCCTAGCTACACTATAATGATGATTAACTCCATTATGCTTAATAGTATCTTCTAAATACCAATTAGCTGGACTTGGACTAGATATATTAATTATATGAACAATACTGTGTTTAAAAGCTAATAATCTATCAGCATAAGATTCTAAAGCTGTATATACTCCATAATCACCTTTAGATACATCTATAAAATTAAATGGTAAAAATGTATCAAATTTATTTATTTCACTATACATTATTCTATCACCATGAGTTTCAAGTTCTGCAGTTTCTCCAAAAACTTTTACATTAGCTATAAATGTTCTTCTATTTTCAACAATAGAAGCTTGATAACCTTCATTCAATCCACCTAATGCAATATATTGTACATCAGGACTAAATCCATTTATTGTTGTATAACTATCTAAATTAGGCCCTGAAGAATTACCAGTAGCATCTGCAATAACACAAAAACCTTTTTTTCCTACATCTGAACCACCTAAATCATTAACAACCCAAGATACATGCTCTCCATCAATAGTTGTTCTTATTCCTTTAACAATATCTATATCTACAAGCAAAATTAATTCATCATCAGTATTTTGTTCTCTTATATAAATTCTTCCACCAGAAATTCTTGCATTATATACTAAATCAGCGTATATAGAAATTCTCATTGTTTTACCAGCAGTTTGAGCATGAGTAAAATCTGCTATAGTAGCAGCTCCATTACCCATTTTAACAGGAAGAGATTCTTGATTTCCATCATATATAAAAGTTTGATAAAATTCATATGTTTTACCTTCCCAATTTCCTTCTGAAGTTCCATTGTCAACACCAATATTCCATCCTACACCTCTTCTTAAAATAGGAGTATCATTATCTGCATAATCTGTTGGAGCTGTACCAGCTAATGCTCCACCATAACTTCTACTATAAGTAATGCTATCATCATTACCAGCAGCACTTTTAGTACAAAATAAAAATTCAGTAGGTACTACATTATAATCTGTTCCTATACTAATAACTTCTCCAACATAAGATTGGTCAAGATGTTCATTAGTGCCATCATCAAATGTAAATGCTGTAGTTGCTCCATCAGGGTCCAGAGAAAGTTGTAAAGCGGTATGGCCTGAATCTCTAAATTTCCTTGCTACTCCTCTAGAAAAAGTATTACCACTATCTGTAGGTTCTGCATACCAGGCTCCTGCAGTATTATCATCATGAGTTGAAGTTCCAAAAGAAATAGATATTCCAGAACTATTACTTTCAGGACTTCTTAAATTATTAGGCTGTTCTTGCCATTCAGAAAAAGTAGCTCCATATGAACTAGTGAATTGGTCTTTTTGTATATATCCATACCATTTTACAATACTTGTATTATTTATATTTGTATCACAAACTCTTAAAACTTCATCTACAAAATGATAAATATATTTAGCATCAGTTCCATTTAAAGTAGGTTTTATTGCTAATTGAGTCCACCCATTATCATTAGTACCAGGACTAGTTGATGATGATTCAGACCATATAGATACCCCAGGAGATAAACTAGATGTACCTCTTTCTCCAAAAGCTACTAATTTATCACCATCAGGTCTAATAACTTGTATTCTTAAGTCTGTACTTCCTTCACTATTTTCATCTACAATAGCTTTACCTTTTAAAACATAAAATACATCTCTATTTTTAAATGTTAGTGTAGTACTACCACCAATAGTTCCATCCCAAGCTTGATTAATAACAAAAGTTGCTGGGTTACTTGTTTGAGTTACTGAAGCAATATAAGTGCCAGATTGTATTCGACTACCAGTAACTTTTAGACCTGCTACAATTTTAGTATTAGCTCCATCCATTACAACTTCAGTTCCACTTCCTGTTAAGTCACCAATTTGAGTATTATCTTGAAATGAAGTAGTGAAGGTATTTACAGCATCTGCCGCTTGATTTAAATTATCAATAATTTGAGCAACTAAATATATACCATTATTACTAACTGTACCAGTAATCTTAATAGTATCTCCAACTTTTATTTTAGGAGTAGTAAATATATCACTTTGAACTCCATTATTAATTTGCATATATGATGTTGATGGAATAGCCATATTTTACATACCAGCTCCACCACCAGGAGCTCCATCTTCTGGAGGGCCTGCGGGATTACTTACAATTCTAACAAATCTTATTGTACCATCTGCAGTACCTAAGATATGGTCTGTTATATCAAATGCATCATCTCTAGCATGGTCTGCTTCAAAATAAAAAAGTCCATGACCAGGATATAAATTGCCTGTAATTTTAGAAATATAACTACCTAAATTAGTAGTACCATCAGAACCTTCTATATGATTATATAATTTTCCAGAAGTTTTAATTATACCTAATGAATCAATACTCATATTTTCAATATTCGCACATTCATTATCAGCTATATCTCTTGGGTCTTTTCTATTATTCATTCCACCAGACCAATCTTTTATTGTGTAAAATTTCTTTGGCATTAATCTCTTAACTCCACATGAACTAAATCATCAAATTTATTATCTTTTATTTCTCCATCACTATCCCAGTCGCCGCCCCAACGAATTTTTAATCCTAATTGATGTCCAATACCTCTTAACATTCCACCCATATAATGAAATCTTTCTCTATCTTCCCAATCTATAGGATATGGAGCAAGGTCTACAGCTTTACCTTCCATATGTTTACTGTATTTAACTTTAGTAGCTCCTTTAGCTAAAAGTTCTTTTTGTCTATCTTCAGAACGGAGTCCTTCAATAATAGTAACATCCATAATTTTAATTAACTGATTAAGAACATTAACTAATTTAGTATCAACGCCTTTTAAACGCTCTTTGCTTCTTTTTCCAAATCTAGGCATTAGTATTTTTTCTTTTTTTTGTTTTTCTTTTTTGGTGGTCTACCACGCTTTTTTCCATAAGTTCCTTTTCCCTTAGGCATTACTTACCTCCTTTAAATACACCTTCTAATATATCAGTAACTACATCAACAACTTTTTCAAAAAATATTTGTTCTTTTTCTTCACTAACAAATGGAATATCTATTTTCTCATTTATTTTTGTAGCAATTAAATCAGTCATATCATCTGACGCTAAATGCTTAATCGCTTCATCTTGCATTTTGTCAGCTTGTTCTTCAGCTAGCTTAACTAGCATTTCTTTTATATTCATTTATTACCCCATGTTATTATTGCTGTTAATATTGCCATACCACCTAAAACATAATTACGCCAATTTTCTAATGACCTTGTTCGACCATTCGCTATACGTAATTGTTCTTTAATGTCTGGCAACTCTCTATTTAGTATTGTTTCAATACTAGCAAGTCTTTCTTTAATATTACTTCTATACTCATCTATTGATTGATAATCCATTAATGTTTACCATTTATCCTTGATAAATTACCTTTAATTTCCATTAAAATTGAACTTTGGTCATTAAGTTCCTCTACCATTTTTTCGTGTCTTCTATCCCTAGTTTCATCAGATTTATTCCATCTATCAATTAATTTAATAATCATACCTTCCATATTCTCTAATGTTTCTGATTGACCTTTATTTTCTATTTTTAAATCTTCTAATGTATTAGCTTGTTCACCAGACCTTTTATTTAAACTATAAACAAGAAACATAAACATTGCTCCTACTACAGCAATCATTCCACCTTCTTGATATAATGTTAAAAAGTCCATTAATTACCTTTAATACATTTTAAAAATTTATTTAATATTCTTTTACTATTTTTTTTATTCCCATTATTGCGAAACAGCATAGTTATAGTTTTACTTCTAATAATTGATTCTTGTTGTTCACTCATTTCTTTTTACGCTTTCCCCAACTTAATGGATTAATATTAAATTCTTTTTCATAGAAAGCTACTTTCTCTGCCAACTCTTGTCTCTCAACCCGTTCTTCCACGATGTGCTTATCAAGTAAGCTCCCAATTTGTTCAGTTTGAGTAGTAACGCTATCTTCAAGTTGTCTAATCCTTGTTTCAATTTGCCAATAACCATATACCAACATACCGATAAGAACTGCAATTTGACCAAGCCATTTAAGGTTAATGCTAACAATGGCATTATCATCAAGAACAGTAGCACGATAACTTCTGGCGGTATCTGGTTTTTCACTCACTTTACCTCTACTTTTTCCCAATCATTATGTAAATAGCACCAATTAGGATTATTAGTGATAGAACCATAATACCAATGTGTAACTGAATCAACATCTACTATTTCTGCAAAGACAGTATTTGTAACTGTATCTTGAGGTGTGAGTGGAATATTTCCCACTATCCATCCTTGACTGCAACTTGGTATTCCTGATATAATTAACAGGAATGTCATAACTCGTATTAACAACTTCAAAATCTCCATTTTTTAATGTTTTAATTGTTTTGTTCATAGAACCATCCACCATGCAATAGCAGTTTCTACTATTAAATCTGATGCGCTATTATAAGCCCATGCTTTTTTTGTTCCATAGGTTTCTTCATCACCTTCAATAACCCATTCAAATATTTCCCATAGCACCCCTATAATAAATACTCCCATTACGCACCAGAAATCTGTCCAATGTAACCATTGAAATATTTTACATAAGAAAGCTCCTGCCGCTAAATGATAAGCAGTCCAACCGTCTAATTGACTTGTATTAATTTGCCAAGATACTAATGTTGCTAAAGGATTTTTCATAAGTTTGTTGCTACTCCATCTACTAATTTATGTTTACCAATGATAAGCCTACCATGACCATCACTATGCTTCTTAGAACATTCTTTAACATATTCTTCTTCTATTACTTTAAAACTATTACTCTTCTTCACTATTTCACCATCAACATCTAAGAAATAATCATAAGCTGAAGGATAAGTCAAGGTCTCAACTGTACCATCTTTATAAGTCTTTTTACGAGTAACTCCCTTAGTAGTATTTCTATGGAGTCTAATTCTATGACCTTGACTACACCTTCTTACAATCATTACTTACCAACCTTCTTCATTGCAATTTTATGAGAAGCGGTAAATGTTTTACCTTTTTTCATTAAAGAAACCATTTCTTTTAAATGCTTACCAGTATGATGCTTAGAATGTCTTTTCATAGCACTTTCTTGCCTTTTATTTAAACCACTTAATGATATTCCTTTAACTTTCATGCTTCTACTTCATCCTCTTTAACTTCAGTATTTAATGATTCTCTAAGCATATTAATAAATGCTTCTTTACCAACT